AGCAGCAACTTTATCAGATACGGGATCTACTCTTCCTAAAGTAAGATCTACCTCTCTTACAACAATACCAGGAGATGCTAAATTTAGCGCCATTGATGTCTCCTTTTGGTGTCCGATATTAATCTAAAGTTATTTATTAAAAAGTACCTCTATCATGGGGAAACAATGCATGAACATACTACCAGTCTGGATATTCGTTTTTGAAGGAAGTATCAATTTTTCTTGAATTCATGACACGTTTGATTGTGCATTCTTTACATTCGTATGAATATGCCGATGGAAAAGATCCTCTATCTTTTCTAGTAAGATAAAAGTCCGTTAATAAATTTTTTGTTTGACCACAAGATCTGCACTGCCTTTCATTAAAAAGAAGATGTTCTAACTCAAAAGAATCTTCAATATCCACTATCTATAATCCCACATATAAGATCTATCACCATATTCATCAGCAAACCATCTATCTCCATCATTATCAACTTCACTTACAGTATCTAAACCATCAGCAATAAAACCAAACGGAGCCATATCTTGATCGATTTGATTTTTTTGCTCTTCATAAATTCTTTTACGAACATCATTATCAGTCATTTCTTTGAAATAATCTTGTGCAACTAACCATGAGAATATAACTAGACACATTGCTAGATCATCATTACATCCCTCTTCAGCCTCAAATGATTGTCTCTTTTGAACAAATGTAGTTAGTTCGGAAATAATATCATAATCATTTGTTAAAAGTTTATCATCTTCTAATAAAGTTTTTAAATTAGAACATCCTAATTTTTTTACTGCTGATGTCATTCTGACACCCAATTGAGATTTTTTACCAGAAAATCCAGATCCAACTACTTGCCCTGCTCTACCTCTCATAGAACACATTAGCAAATTTTCATATTCAAGATCAAAATAAAGAATAGATGCAACTTGATCACCAATATCGTTGACTTCAACTAAAACATATGATTGATTATATCCGTCTGCAACTTGTTTGATGATACTTGGAAATACCATCGGTTTTATTTCATTATTTCTATATTTTGCAACTATCTTATATGGAAATTGTGTTATGTCATATACAATGAAAGCTGAATAGTCACGTTCTACTCCTCTAGCAACGTCAACAGTAATCATATAATTATGATCTTTTTGAGATGCTTCATAGATATCCAATCCTTTATTTCTTTTGATTGGATCTTCATATACTAAGTTTCTAAGTTTAGTGACATCAATCAGAGTATCAACAGATCCAAGGAATTCGCACTCGAACTCAACTTTGAACTGTTGTTCTGAAGTGTTTGCAATAGTCTGTTGCTTCCACTTTGCATTTCTTCCAGGAACTTCTGACCAATGTACAGCTGTCGGAACATATTCATTCTTTTGCCTTTCAGCATCATGCCACATACGGTAGAAGTGATTCATACCATGTGGTGTTGAAACAATAATTACCTTGGTGTTTTTACCAGACGAGATAGTAGGATAAACAGAGGCAAAGAATTGGTCAGCAATATGATTTGGGATGAAAGCGAACTCGTCAAGAAAGATGATATTATAGGACCCGCCACGGACAGCAGATGCAGATGTAGATGCGGCGATAATTTTAGATCCATTCTCCAACTCCAATGATTGTTTGTTCCAAGAAACAATACCCTGTTGCATCCACTTGGGTAAATTTTCATATGCAAGTTGTAATCTTCCAAGAAGATCTTTCGCAGTAGCTGCTTTGTTTGCTAAGATAGCAATATTAACATTGTCATTAAAGACGGCATAATGAAGCAGATAAGACACGCATGTTGTAGACTTACCAGTCTGACGTGGCATCTTACAGATGTTGAATCTATTCTTATGGAAGTTTTTTACAAGTTTCTCTTGGAACTTGTACATCTTAAATGGTACAAGACCCTCATCTAGAGAAACAATTTTGATATAATTTTTAGCAAAATATACAGGATCTTTTTTACACTTCAAGAATTCTCGAATATCATCTTCAGAAAATTGAATCTTTGTATTTGCTTTTTTTAGATTTGGATTACCAAGATAAATGCTTTCACTCATAATCAATTACCTTTGTTCAATCCAGTTGAGAACTGCCAGTGCCTTTTTGTTAGTGTTGGGAGAGGCACATGCTAAAGTGTATGTATCACTGATTGTTCCAATACCAGTTCTACCAAGTTGTAGTTGAGCTTTGTCATCAATTTCAGTTAATGCTGAACTTCCTGCAATAGCAAATCCAGATAGAAGATCAATCCCACCAGTAATTGCAGTGGCACTTACATCATACTGAGCAAATGAATCTGGATTTGGATGATCTGCAAAATTTTCATCTGTTAAAGTTCCATTTTGAATTAATTTCCAAAAAATATTTGTATTATCATTTGTTGCTGCTTGTAAGGATCTTAGTAAAAGAACAGCACCTAATTGATCAGATTTTAATCTGACAGTTACGACTGGATAAAATATATTTGCAGATTGTAGTGTAGTGCCAGTAATCGGATTGGATATAGTTTCAAGAATACCAAGTTTCTCTGGCTCACCTTCTTGAATTAGAGAATTAGAACCCTGATAGATGTAATGAGTTCCAGCAACACCAGTTATATTTTCAATCTCAACACGAATGGGTAAGAACGGAGTGGAACACCAAACACTCTCATTAGTATTTGAATTATCAAATGTATGAGACGGAATAGTCTCATTCTTCATTAACCATGCAAACTCTACAATACCAGCACCATACCATTCATAGTTGATGGAAATCATCTGCTGTTTTGTTGCATCAGCAGTTACACCAGTATATCCATTACCATCAAACTTTTCACCATTCCAATTGTCTCTAGTGACTCTGGTTTCTGTAACAATACCTGTTGTAGTACTACGAATCACATAAGAATAAGTGCCACCATCATCCTCAAAGTAAGCACCATTATTTTCATCAAATAATCCAAATCTTCTACGAATACCAACTTGTGGAGTATCAAGACGAATTGCAAATGTAAGAGTTCCACTTCTACCAGGAATGTATCTCATTACATTCCTGGTTTGTCGAATTACTTTACTTCCAGATGCAGAACCAACCTGCATTGTTATATTACTGGAACTTGCATTAAAAGTAGCAGTTGCACCGACTCCGACTAATCTTTCATCCCATACATCAGATTCTTTGCCATACTGAAAAGTATTGAAAAATACTGTTTGGTATGGAGCAACTTTAAGTCTATTACTATCGGAAAAATTAGGTCTCCAATCTGTCTGGTTTCCCCAATGATCTGCAATATTATATGTCTCAAATAAAGATCTTTCCTGGTTTAGAAAGTCTTGTGTAGTCTTATTCCACTGTGCCATAATCAGTCAACCCATTCTAGTTTTGAAGGATGATATCTCCTTGCGTTTTTAATATTAAAGTTCTTTTCTTCTACTGGATAAATGTTATGTACCATTGCACCAGGATATTCACTCTGAAGTTTTTCAGCCAATTCCTGCTTTGATGGTATTCCAGTCTTTGTTACCATCTCAATTCTATATATGCTATTCTGCCAAGTTATATCGGCAACATAACTCTCACCAACTTCCTCTTGAGATTGTTGATCTTGAGAGTTGATGTATAGGTTTCCGTTGAAGTCGCCAGAGATATTGACTGACTCTGACATAAATTGTTTAAAGTTTTTCATCAGCAATTCCAAGCTCTAAGGGACTTATTGATTCTGCTATCGGGATCTCTAGCAGTTTTGGCAGAAGTGAGTTTTGCCTTCATACCTTTCATTCTTGCACAGAATGATGATCTTCTTTTGTTACCCTTCTTTTTAGATGGTGCTTTTAGATCAGAACCAGGGTTCTCTCTTTCATAAGACTTACGTCCTTTTTCATTGAGGCCACCTTCTTTGTTCTTACCAGACTTCTTAGTCCATGCAGCACCTTCTGCCATGAAATTTCCAAAACTTTTAACACCTTCTACAGTTACAAGCGGTTCATTTTCAATACGATCTCTTTCAAAGAAATTTGCCAATATAGCTTCAGGATAAATTTTTCTGAGTTGAATTAATACATCTTCTCTAGAAGGTCTCTTTGATGTTGGAAAGAAAAATTGAAGTGACTTATACTGACCTCTAAAGGTAAAGAAGATTGTATAAGTTCTTCCCGTTTTTTGAATTCTTTCATATTTTTCTTCAACATACTCTTCATTTGATGGAGTAACAGAAGCAATATCAAATGTATTTGATCCAAGAGCAGCAGGACTTGAATTCATATCCCAGTTTTTTGGCCCATATGCACACTCTTCTCTAGTCTCATTCTTTTGGCACTGAGGGCAATAACGAACATTTCCCATACCCTCTACATGTAGACTGAGATTGTCACCGAGATTTACTTCTTCTTTCTTAGTTTTCTTAACACAGTTTGGATATCTCTTTCCAAACATAGTCTTCATGCCTTTCTGCTCATAACCTTTCCAACATGCTTCGCCAATCTCCACTTCTTCTTTTGTGCTATTACCCCAGTTAGCAGCACCAACCTTACGACACTTTACTAAAGCACCAGAAGCATAAGCAGAGGGCCATACAGAATAGCGAGACTTGACCTTACTGTAACAAGCGTCTTTCTTACCACTACCTTTTCCTGGTGTATCCTTTGCTTCTTTCATTGATTCTTTTTTCTTTTCTGGTAAATTTTTATGCTTTGTTTTTGCAAAATCTTTTACATCTTTCAACTTCATACTGGATGCAGCTTTAGCAACCTCAGATGATGGATTTTCCATTTCACCTTTTTGAGTTGCTCTAACCATTCCAAAAAATCTTTGCTGTTTTTTAGAAACTGCTTCTTCGTTTCTAATTTTTCTATCAGTTTTTACCATGGTAGGTGCAGATGCTCCAGTTTTTTTCTGTTGACCAGGATCTTCTCTTCTCTTTGCTGCCTTAGCAGCAACTCTCTCTTTCTTAGACATACTTGCCCTTTTAGAAGAAGAAACACATTTAGGAATACCTTCACCAGGTTTATCACTTGCACAGGTTCCACCTGTTACAACATTAACCCATCCACCTTTACCATCTTTTGATTTAGATTTACCAAACCAATCACGTAGCCCTTCTTCAGATATTCCACCGTCACCATTAGCATTTCCACCATTGCCATTACTACTTTCACCATTACCATTCTTTTTATTCTCGGAATCATCACCTTCTTCATCTTTTGCAAGATATCCACGAGAACCAATATGGTATCCCATAGGAATCTTCTTACATTTTTTATCTGTAAAACAGTAGTAATAACCAATTTTACATTTCTTAGATTCCGTCATTGTTGGCTTTTAAGAAATTTAGCTAGTTCTGCAGTAGACCCTACAAATAATGAATTATTTGTAATGGATTTCGGACCAGAGTCCTCATCTTTATTTAGTTCCTTCATTTTTTTCTGTAAATCTATAAGTTTATCAGTTGTATCTGCAACACTTTTTATAATCTGTCCAGCAACTTCATATGCTCTAGGAGAATCTGACTCCTGAGCTAATTCCATAATTCC